GTGATCAATCACGCCCAACTCAGGATCACCGCAAACCATAGGATTAATCCACTTGCGCTCCTTCACACGACCAAACATATCCTTGTAAACACGCCAGTGACCACGCCGAACATGTTGACGCTTCGGAGTGCCATTGCCAGTAAACAACTGGTCATAAACAATAACGCCACGCTTAGGTAACTCAATCTCAATTACCTTAACCTCGCTCTTTGGAACGACACGACCCCAACGAACCGAACTAACCTTGTTCGGTGCAGGAGAAACTTCCCGAACAAATCTTGGGTAGTTCAACAACGAAAACACCGCGATTAAAAACCGCAAGTCACCTTCCATAGCATGACAAGATAAACTCAACATCTTTCTAATCATTTCTGGGTTTTGCATAATCGGACGCATGTCTTGACACGCAAAAAAATCATGCGGGTTAACTTGCAGGTTTGGTGTCCACTTTAAAAACTCATCGGCTGCACCATCATTATTACTGATATACGCTCGACCCATCAAAGCGCCCATAAAGTTAGCTCTAGTATCTTCATTTTCCCGATCACTCATAAAGCTATCTTCGCCAACTTGAAACTTGCTAGACTTTAATAAAACAGGTTCATCTGGATCGTTCGAAAACAAAAATGTACACATAGGGCCAGTAATCTTCGGACCCTTAGAATCGCTTAAAGGTTCACACATAACCAGAGAATACTCAAAGCAACCGTTGCCATTGTTACGGATTAAATAACCAAGCTTATTTGCAACGCTGTCACGGTGATAATCTACCGGAATACCAGTCTTTTCGAAATTTTCTTGAATACAGTCAAAGCGCTTTAACTCGTCCCACTCAATCCACAAAGTATCAAACGCAGGAATTGCGCGTTCAATCAACTTTGAAAAATACTTCGGGTAAGAAAAACTTAACGCAACAGCGTGCTCAACAAAATTGTCGGACAACTTCATACGTTCAGCCTTCGCCATGTCATTACGAAACGAACGAATGGCAAAATCGCCGCGCTTGCTCTGTCTGTAAGAGTGCATAGATCGCTTCGGGACTGCCAAGCCAGACAGTACCTCGTTATAAAGATCAATGTTCGAACTACGATCACCCTTTCTCATTGTATGTTTTAGGATTTCGCCAGCAACAGTTAAAGAAACATTGTCCCCGTCTTGATTAATAAAACCTTTATCCTCAAGATCGTTCAACAAATTTGTAGTTTTGTTCGGGTCAAACGATTTAGAAGCCTTTTTAATAATATCATCCTTAGAAACCATCACCAGCGCTCCCCAAATACCTTGCGAAATACCTCGTCAAGAATTTTATCCATATCCTTTTCACTCATCGTCTTCCTCCAGTTTGCCAGTTCCATTGCACATATCGCAATCTACATCGTAGAAAGAATCAACTTCCACGGTTACTTCCAGTTTACCGCCCCCCTTACATTCGGGACAATCAATCACATTTGTCATTTGAATTATTCCTCAATATAGACATGCCCCATATTATCCCACATAAAATAAATTGTCAATAAGAAAATTTATCTATTTAAAATAAAAAAGCCCCCGACACTAAAAGGACATGTGTCGAGGGCGAGTCTAGTATTGAGGCAGATCGGGATAAGGTGAATTCCCTTTCTGTCCTCAAATCCATAGCATGGGAGTTTTTGGGACGCAACAAAAAAATGCAGAGTTAGTGAAAAAACTACTGGCAACTAAAATACTGTTATAGGTTATACTGCTGTTGGTTATACTACTGGTTTTTATAATACTGCCGTAGGTTATAAGTCGATGATTTGTTCGGTTTATTTCAGCAGCACAAAAAAAACCCCCGCTCAAAATCAGGCGGGGGCTTTCATATTATTCGGGTTATGTCGGGTTCTACCACCATTGGCAAACAACGCCGACTATCCACAAAATCACAATCACAAAAATCGTGCCAATAATAATCCAATCTTGCCAATTGCCCCAGTTCATCACGCTGTCTCCGTAACGTCAATGCGTACATGGTAATCATTGGGGAACTGTTGGTCTTCGTCCCAAATGAATTCATCAGTCGCAATGCGCTTGGCATCATCGGCATTTTTGGCATCATCAATCCAAAAGATGTTTTTTTGAACAACCTCAACTTTATACATCACGCTACCTCCTCAATGCTTTTCTTTACAGCCTCGACCTGTTCGGGCGTCAGCATCATTGCAATCTCTTCGGCAAGCTTTGTCGCCATATCGGATTTCGCTTGAGTAGGCGCACTGATAGCAAGATCGCAGGCCATGTGAAAAGCCTCAATCGGGTTTGTTAGTTCGGTATTCATGCTGCTAACTCCGCGTCTGATGCGTCTTCTGCGGCAGCGCGTAAATGCCAATCATCAAGGCCAAAGTCTCGATAACCTTCCGAAATCATCGTATAATAATGATTGCTCGGCTTGCGCAAACCGCCCTTGTTGCCGTTCATGTCATAGATCAACCAATCGCCATTAATCTTGCGCCGATCATATAGGTGGGGGAAACCCTCTAAAATGTCTAACGCTCGTAAGCAATCTTGCGTAATCTCCCACAATACAACTGGTAAAACCATGTCGATATCATGCCGAAAATCAGCAACACCGCGAAACGTCAAACGGTAGTCGGGCAAGTAAAAGCCGCCCATAGGTTTGGCCTTCGGGCATCGTGAAGCCATAGCCTCACGGTTCGTGTTCATTCCATATGCTAAATAGTACATTTTCTGTCCTTTTGTTCGGTTTAAAAATGGGGGCTTTTGCCCCCATCCATTAAGCAACTGCGTAAGCATCGGCTCGCGCCTTATTGATATGGTCCTCAATCAAATCAAGCGCATCACCTACAAGATCATCCGTGAAGAACCACAGTAAATCTTTATTGTTAGGGTTCGGTAGGCTCTTGAAATGCTCAACAATAACTTTTTGAGCGTAACCAGTAGAGCATTGTGCATCGTGCGCCGTGTACCTTACAAACTGCGGAATAACCCAGCGATGTAAAGCAGCGTCTAAGCCGTTGCAAAGTCCGTATTTATCAACCATAGCGATTAACTCAGCTACGTTTGATTTGTAGTGCTCCGCGCCTAAATAAGAGCCGTCTAACCAGCAACGGAAGAAGCGACGGTTCGCGTGGTTGCTATCCATTAGATCGCCTTGGAGATCGCTTAAAATGCGGTTTTTGATTTCTGCGTGTGCCATAGTTTTAATTCCTTTCATACTAGACGCCCCAAGTAATACCACACCAAGTGGGACTGTCAACAGTAAAGATAAGTTTTTTTATCTTTTTTTGTTTCGTTGATTTTAAACGATAATTTACCGGAAAGAAATTTACCGGATTTTTTCCGGTATCCGGTAATCCGGTAAATAATAAAACAAAAACAATGCCTTAGCACTTTACAGTATCTACCGGAAGAATGGTAATTTCCGGTAGATTATTGTTTAAAATCAAGGGTTTATTTACCGGAAAACCTCCACCCCCTATAGGGGGGGATATACAGATCCCCCAAACTATTCCTTTAACGCGAGCGCTTCCGGTTCGTTTTGGGTATGGGAACTGTTGGGCTTGCATGGGTTGCCTGAAAGATGTAACCTGAACGCATAACCAGAAGCCGCAAAATTATTCGGGATGACAAATGCCAAAAATAGGAGAGCAGCAGAACAAAGGTGAAAAAAGACTAACGCCTCCGCAGCAGAAGTTTCTGGATAGTTACATTCACAAAGACATGACACAGACCGCAGCAGCTAGAGCAGCAGGGTACAAAAATCCAAACGTCTCAGCAGTGCAGCTTCTCAATAATCCACGCGTAAAAGAACGTATGGAAGAAATGCGGAACGAACTGGAAAGCAAGTATGGCGTCTCGGTCACAAAGTCTGTTCGGGATATGCAACGCCTCAGAGATGAAGCATGGAGCGCAGGGAACTTCGGAGCAGCAATCAAAGCCGAGGAACTTCGCCTGAAAGTAACAGGACTCATGGTAGCCCGTAGCCATGTCACGCACGAAAATGTCGAGAACCTAACCCGTGATCAGATCGTCGAACAACTTCAAGAGTTTATGACGCGTGCTAAAGATCGCATGATCGACATAACACCTGAAGAAACTCCCATAAAAGCCGAACAAATCCCTATAACGGACTGTAGCGAGAACGTCGCCGAGTAGCCCGAACTCTTGGCGCGGGGGTCGGGGAGGGGCCGCAGCCCCCCAGAAAAGGCCATTCGGGTGGGGTTGTATCGGGTTTCGGGTTCGGGGTGCTTAAAATTGTTCGGGTTACTCAGCGGGCTTCCCAGAGAGTCACACAATCACACACACTTTGCCTGAATCAGCGCCGGGGATCAACTGTCCGGGGGATATAACCCGATAAATTGTTCGGGTTAGTCATCCGGGTGACTCGTCGGGGTCGGGGTCGGGATTCCTGCCGGGGATGACAACACGAACAATTGTTTGTTACCTAACCGTTACCTAACCGTTACCCGGCGCGGCGACTCCCGGCAGCAGACTCTCGCCTGGCAAAATAAGCCGAACAATTGTTTAACTTGTTAGCGTGACTCAAGCGTTACCGCCCAGATAAGTTTTTTTATTTTTCTTGTTGACATTATATATAGTGTGGGATAGTGTGGGAGTATTCTAGTAGAGAGGAAAGAAAATGAAAAATATTACACGACACACTGGCAAGATCAGAATGATTGAGCGCCTGAAGAATTCAAAAAATGGCAACCCACAATTTATTCTAGGAGTTTTTGACTATCCAGAAAAAGGTTTGGGCTGGTCGTTTAGAACGCCAAAAGACAGCATGCTCGGCTATAAGATTCAAAACTATATTGATCTTGACGCAGACGTTACTGTTACAATCGGCACGCACTATAATACTTGCACGCTAAACAGCATTGAGGGATTGGCATAATGTTTTTAACAATTGAAAATAACAGAACAGGCGAAATGTTGGCAATGCGTCCACTCGCACCGAACGAAAAACTTGACCTTGAGGTACTCGTCCACCGAGAAATCAAAAAACTATCACACGATGAAGACGAGCACTGGAGCACCGAGCTAGAAATTGCGGATAACGTGCCGAACGGTTGCGCCGACTTCTACGCTCAGATCAGAACAAGCAAAAACGATAGCTTGTGCGTATGGTCAACAGCAGACTTCTTCTACAAGAACATTGCTTGCGGATAAACAATCGGGCCTTCGGGTTCGGTATCGGGTTCGGGCCTTCGGGTTCGGGCCCTTTTTTTATGCTGAATCACCCCCAACACATATACACACACACAAAAAAACACAAAAAAACACAAAAAAACACAAATAACCCGAACAATTGTTCGACTTAGACCAAAAACAGCTCAGAAATAGACCAAAAAAAAACTTGTAAGTTATTGTTTTTAAACAGTTTTTTAGTGCATTTTGTTGTTGTGTTCTCTGGGAAGATATGGGACAAATGGGCAAGGGCAAGGACATGCCCCTAAATCTAGTATGAGGAAAACAAAATGATACACGCTTTTGGAAATGAATGGGAAGTGGCCTTTGACTGCCAAGTATCCCGCGAAGAAATAAACAGAGCACTAATAACAGTCTGTGGCGCTGGCGCAGTTAAAATAGTATCCGACCCCAGCATACCACGAAACCAAGGTGGCCATTCCAGATGGGAGCTAGTTTTTTCCCCGATGGCAGATTGTGACCGCACATGGGCAATTTACAAAGCAGCCGAAACAGTTTGCGATAGTTTTGGAGCCTATTCTCCCAGACCTAGCGGCATCAATTCAGCTGGACACCATGTTCACATAAGCCGCAGCGCACTAGCTGAAGGCGTAACAGCCGAGCAATTCACAGACGCAAGTATCGCTTACATGAATAATAGCCGTGGATATTTGAGTGGCAGCGCTTGGTTTGCCGATCCAATGGACGCAATAGCCGTTAAAGACATTGTTATTCGATACGCCGAAAACAATATTAACCTTTATTTACCACGCAGCCGACACGATGCATTTTATACCAAGACCATATCAACACGAACAATTGCACAGCTTAAAGCTTGCACAGGCGGCGTCGAAGATTTGGCTGCATGCATTGGCCAAGGAAAATACCACGTTATCAATTTAACCGAGCATTGCTGGCAGGGAAATAAGACCATTGAATTCCGCCAAGGTGGATGCACTTGGAACGCAAACAAAACCAAAGAGTGGAACCGCCTACTGCTAAACCTAGTTTACAGCACACGCCAAGACCGTGTTGAAGAGGCGAGCCAGCGCACCATCACAACGCCAACATCTGGCAACGACATGTTTAGACGCGGCACACGCCTTGCAGTTCAATACGATCTGATGAGAGCACCAGCTGGAGCAACCACCCGCGAGATAATCGCGGCAATGGGAGGCAGCGAAGGCGATGTAAGACGTCGCGTTTCAGAATTGCGTGACCGCCTTGGACATGATGCGGCAATCGTAACCCACACCCAGCAGGCACAAGGCCGCAGTTCTGGAGATGGAACCGACCACACACGGTACGAAGTTTTGGGAGAATACAGCACCGGAAACGAGGCGAGACTAAAACCAGAAAACAGACGCGGACCAGAGACAATATTCGCACGCATGTCAGATGCAGAATATGAATACTGGCAAGGCCGAGCGGAGCAGCTGCGCAGATAGCAGCGCAAACCACCGACAAATTGACCAGCCCCAACGGGCTGGTTTTTTTGTGTCCCAAGGTACCCTAGGCAATCGGGAATTTGTTCGGGATATCGGGACTAAAGACACCCATACCCCCTTTTTATCGGGCATTCACATATCGGACTACACCACACAGAGTTTTACTCAAACGATTACCTCAAAAAACCTTTTTGGTATGTATGGGTCCCATAGGGGGTCGAAAAATTTTTTTCAAAAAAATCCGTTGACGGGTCCCTTATCTTCCCATACCGTACCACTCAGAGTGGAAGG